CGGAAGTGGGCCGATCATCTTGCTGAGGAGACGCTAGATATTGCTGACGGCGCGATCGATGCACACGATGCACAGGTGCGTAAGCTGCGGATCGAAACCAGGCGTTGGCTCGCTGCGCGTGCGAACCCGGATAACTGGGGTGACCGACGAGATCCGCTAGTGTCCATCAACGTCCAAGATCAGCATCTCGGCGCCTTGCGAGAGCTCATTGTGCCTAACGATAAGATCGTCTCAGAGCAGTGATACTCGCGCTCTCACGCAGTGAGGCGGGCGGTCCATCGCGCGCGTGGGAATTTAACATAATCTCGCGTTAAATCAGCCAGTTAAGCGCCAAATAACAGCGTTAACACGCCGTTACATAATAGTGCTGTTATAAAACGTAGCAAAAACAATGACTTACGTTGCATTGAATGGGATGGGAGGGGGTATCGAGATCCGAGCTCGCTGCCAGGCGCTCAGCCCCCCCCCTTCGCGCCTTGCCGGGGGAGGGGGAGTGGTAGTTAAACCCGCACGCACCAAAAAAAATTTTTGAAATTTTCCTGCACGCAAAAAAAAGGCCCGCTGGCGCGGGCCTAGCTGGCCTTGGGGAAGGAGGGGTCGCCAGCTTATTATTTCTTTGCGGTCTTCTTGGCCTGCCGGAAGGCTTTTGCAGTGGGGGCGCCTGCGGCGCCCGGCTTGCGCATTTTCTCTTTCGAGCCTGCCTTGATCCGTTTCCGCTTCGCGTGAATGTTTTTGTAAAGACCCATCATGATCTCCTTGATTTAGTGCCGCTGCACTTCCATCGCTTTCGCGACAATCGGAGCGGGCTGTTGGGGTTCTTCGCGGCCTTCGGCGATCGTTTCATCTGGCCGGCGCTCCGCGCGCAGTAGGCGTCGCCTTTTTTCGTGCCGGCGCGCACCCGCGGCCCGCCGTCCCTGGCGCGGCCGGCCTGGCCGTACGACACCCGCTTGCCGGATGCCGTGACCTTGACCCGCGCCTTGCCCTTCCTTGGTTCTGCCATTATTTAGGCGGGAATGAGGGCTTGGGCGATCCAACTCGAACGCCTGCCACCATCGATGCGTGCTTGTTCTTTTTGTTGCTGCCGGAGTGTTTAACCGGCGCCTTGTGTCCGTATTTCTGCATATCTGGGTCTCCTTGAGCCCTTTAGATTAATCAATAAAAAAAATAAAAATAATGTCAACAAAAGGTGTACAAGTGTAACAGCGTTTGATAAGGTATCACTGTTACTGAGTAGTTCACAACGAAAACAAAGGAGCGACAACGATGGAAACAGCACAACAGCACAGAGACGCAGCGGCTAAGTTATTTCAGAGAGCAAATGACTCTTTTGAGCGTTGCGACACTGACGGCTTTCTTAGCCAGTGGGCTTCACAACAAACTGCTCGTGAGCACCTCATTCAAGCTGAAATCATCGAGAACGGTGGCGTTGAGGAGTTTGTTGGTTTGTATGAGGGCGACCGCCGCGTCAAGGCTCGATTCGGTTCATCAACTCATTACGGGCACGTCAGCTTTTATTGGCTGCTGCATGATGACGAGGCAGATTTGATTGCTCGTCGCGGCAAGAAATTTTTGCCTACCGGTGAAAACAGCCGAGTGCAAAAGCAGCTTGGCCTTAGCGAGCGGCCAGAGCATGCACCTGCCAAAGCCAAGCTAAATAGCAATGGCCACGCTTGTTACGGGCGTAGCGGTGATGCGTGGGGTCAAGACGCTACTTTAATCATAGGAGAGGCGGCGTAAGCCGCTAAGGAGCGAGACGATGGAAACAATCAAAATTACAAAGCTTTTCTATGACGATCACGTCGACCGTGATCTCCCGGCCCCGGCGATCGTGCGAGAAACGAAGCGCCACTACTTTATCGATGCTAACAGCGAGCACCTCGATGATCTTTTAGCCGATGCGGAGTTTTATTGGGATCCCACGCTGTTCAACTGCGAATTCGGCGACTGGCTATGGGGCTTGATCCGATCAGCGAACGCAACCGAGAAGGCGATCAAAAAGCATTTGAAGGAGGCCGCGTAAGCGGCCGGAGGAGCGAGCATGAAAACAAGAAGCATCAGGGGCGAGTACCGCAAGCGCCGCCAGGTTCAGGATCAAGCAGAAAGGAGAGCAAGCATGATCTACGGCTACACCCGCGTAAGCACAGAAGAGCAAGCCGACGGCACGTCCCTCGCAACGCAGGCTGTCGCGATAGCACAGCGTTATAAAATCGATGCTTGGCTCGAAGACGCTGGCGTGAGCGGCACGGTCTACCTGTTCGACCGGCCGAGCATGCAAGAGGTCGAACTGCGGCCCGGCGACGTGATCGTTTGCTACGATCCCTCGCGATTCAGCCGCGACCACTACAACGGCGAGCGCGCGTTGCACGAGCTCACCAATCTAGACGTGCAGGTCACGTCTATCCAACTCGGCGACATGAATAAGACCAACGCCTGCCAGCGCGGCGCCAGCCGCGTGATGAGTGTAGTCGCTGACATCTACCGCGAAGAGCTCCTTGAGAAGACGAAGATCGGCCGGCGCGCGAAGCGCGCGCGGTCGGGCTTCATTGGGGGCCAGGCGCCCTGGGGCTGCAGGGTAGAGGGCAAAGGCAAGGAAGCGATCGTCGTTGAACTGCCGCAGCGCCGCGAGGCGATCGGCAAGATGCGCGAGCTCCGCGACGCTGGGAAGAGCTATCGCGATATAGCGCAACTCATTTCTGCGCAATACAATATCGCCACCTCCCACATGAAAGTAAAGCGAGCCCTAGATGCCGAAAGCATCAGCCCCTAATCCTTATATCGATTTCCTCAAGCGCTACCGGCATGACCCGGTAGCCTTCGTGGAGCACGTTCTCAAGGTCAAAGTGCAGCCCTGGCAGGCGGAGCTCTTGCAAGCCGTGCAAGACGGCGAGCGGCGCATCTCTATCCGCTCGGGCCACGGGGTGGGCAAATCGACAGCCGCCGCATGGACCATGCTTTGGTATCTCATTACTCGATACCCGGTGAAGATCGTTGTCACGGCACCAACGAGCGCGCAGCTATTCGACGCGCTGTTCGCAGAGCTCAAGCGCTGGATCAACGAACTGCCGATGGCCTTGAAAGACATTCTTGAAGTGAAGAGCGATCGTGTGAGCCATAAATCGGCGCCGAGCGAATGTTTTATCTCCGCTCGAACTAGCCGTGCCGAGACACCAGAAGCGCTGCAGGGCGTGCATGCCGATAACGTGTTGCTGATCTGCGATGAGGCGTCGGGAATACCCGAGCAGGTGTTCGAGGCCGCAGCCGGATCGATGTCGGGCGAGAACGCTTGTACGATTCTACTCGGCAACCCAACTCGATCGAGCGGGTTTTTCTTCGACACGCACCACACGCAAGCCGGCGAATGGTGGACGCGGAAAGTTAGCTGCGCTGATTCGCCGATGGTGAGCGACCATTACGTCGATGAGATGAAAGTGCGTTATGGCGAAGAGAGCAATGCGTTTCGTGTTCGCGTGTTGGGTGAGTTCCCGGCTCGCGACGATGACACGGTCATCCCGCTAGAGCTTGTTGAAAGTGCGCAGGTGCGCGACATTGAGATCAGCGATGATGAGCCCATCATCTGGGGGCTTGACGTTGCGCGATTTGGTAACGCCGCGAGCGTGCTCTGCAAGCGCCAGGGGCGCAAGATTCTGGCCATGCAGGATTGGCGGGGGCTCGACTTAATGCAGCTCACAGGCGCCGTAGTGGCCGAGTATGAGAGCTGTCAGCCCAGACAAGAGCCCATGCAGATTTGTGTGGATTCGATTGGCGTCGGGGGCGGCGTGTGCGATCGCCTGCGCGAGCTCGGCCTGCCGGCCGTTGGCATTAACACCGCAGAAAGCCCGGCCCTGCGCGGTACTTATATGAACCTTCGAGCGGAGCTCTGGTTCAAGCTAAAAGCCTGGCTGGAGGCGCGCGACGTGAACATGCCAAAGGACGATTTGCTTCTCGCGGAGCTCGTCGCTGTCAAATATAAGTTCACAAGTGCTGGCAAACTGCAGATCGAAAGCAAAGACGAGATGCGACGGCGAGGAATGGCGAGCCCCGACCGTGCAGACGCCGTCTGCCTTACGTTTGCGACTGAGGCCGCGACTGTGATCAAGGGCAGCTCAATGGCCAGCAACTGGCAGAAGCCTATCCGCCGAAACCTATCGGTCGTCTGAAAAAGATTACAAGTGTAAACTTACGCAACTCATTTTGATTTGAGATAATTGAGCGTACCTTTTTGCCCATATCTGGGAGCGCTCAATGCCAAATACTCAAAATCCTAAGCCCTACCGCAACGGCCCTGGTGGCCATCGCGACGCCGCAGCCGACATCGTGATCATGCTCGGCATCGCTGACAAGAAGAAAAAGAAAGCCAAAAAGAAGAAATAAATGGCGTTGCTTGGAGCAGCTAAGCAGGCCGTCAAGGCGTCTTCTGACGCCGGCTTGCTCTCGCCCGGCATCCGGGCCTATCACGGCTCTCCGCATGATTTTGATCGGTTTAGTACAGGGTCGATCGGCACTGGTGAAGGTAATCAGGCATACGGGCACGGCCTGTACTTTGCCGAGTCTGAAGACGTTGCCAGAGGCTATCGCGACTCACTAACTAAGCTCCGCAAAGACGGCACAACGCCCGCGCCAAAGGACAGTATTGCCGGTTCGTATGAGGCTGAATACGGGCTCTCAGAATACGACTCTTTTCCAATGGCAACGCTCGATGATGTTAGAGAAACGATCGCATCAGACGCTGTCGATATTAGCAGCGACGTGAATGGGAACACGCGGTATGAGTTTTCAGACGGCTCCGGCTATCTCATAACGTCGGATGGGAAGGTGACTCCTTCAGGTCCGTTAAAAGGGCGCATGTATGAAGTTAACCTAAAAGCAGACGCAGAGGATTTGCTCGATTACGACAAGCCGCTCTCTGAGCAGCCTGACCTGCTCCAAAAAATAGATGAAAAGTACGGCGATCATGAAATCGTTCTAACGCAACTGGGCGTTGATTTAAGAAACAATCCAACCGGAATGGATTTGGCAAGCGCGCTAAAAATGTTGCGCGGCACCGAGCCAGGTCCACCTCCATTTTTGAGTGATATCGGTATCAAGGGCGTTAAATATGCCGACGCTTTCACCCGCCATAAGTCGCCTGATAAGCAATCAAAGAACTACGTTATTTTCGATGATCGACTAATCGACATCGCTCGCAAGTACGGCGTCACGATCCCGGTTGCCGCAGCAATGCTGCAGCAATCGAACGAAGCTGAAGCTGGCTTCCTCACTACGCCAGCGAATCTAATTCGACTGGGGATGCTGACAACAGAAAGCGCACAAAATCCTAGCGCCGTTAAGTCGGCAATGACCAAGTACGACAAAGCGATGCGCGAGAGCAGGGCTTTCAGAGCTCGCGAAAAGCTGCGAGCTGACGTTGAAAACCAAACGCAAACCCTCGATATCGGCGAGCGTAACTTGCTAACAGTCGATGACCTGGTGGGCAAGGTTGGCGTTCCTGTATCGGGCGACACGAGCACCACGGGCAAAGTGATTGAGACAATCGGCGGCGTGAATTTAGAGTCGCCTGTCCAGGTTGAGGGCGGCAGCAACTTCCCGCTGCGTTACCAGGACCAAGGCTATGGCTGGGCCTCAATGGCAGACGCTGCGCGCAAGAAGCAGGGTAACTTTGCTTTGGCTGCAGATGAGACCGGCATGGAGCCCGTTGGTATCTTTTCGGCGATGGGCAGGGAGGCTGTTAACTTCAGCACGCCGGTCGCTGAGTCCATGCTTCAACAAGCGCGCTCGCTGCCGATCAAAAAAGGCGACCTAAAGAAATTCGATACTGAGCTAAGAAAGCAGCGCCCTGAATGGGTAGGCATCGGTCATCCCGATGCAATGGACCAGCTAATGGGGCGCGGTGAGTATCCGCAGAAGGGCGCCGGCAAACTGCGCTCGATGTTCGTTGAAGAGATGTCTAAGTCGCGCTATCGCGATGTTGGGTTCCCGGTAAAAGGCGATGCGCACTCTGAGATATTGCAGCCTGAGCTCGCAGACGCAGATATCGGCAGCTCTGGGTTTAGCATTTTCTCTGCCGATCCTAATGCGCCTACCATGCCTAACGCGCCGCACCAGAGCTATGACACGATCATTCCTGGCACGTACATGGGCGGCTTAGAACAAAGCGTGCCAGCTCGCGTGATGTATCCCGATGTGTTTGCTGATCTCGACAAGGCAACGAACGTAGCGGGTCAGCCTTTTACTGAGTCGCAGAAGACCGGCTCCCTGGTTATGAACCCCAAGCTCTATCAGCCGTTCAACGAGCAATGGGCTGAGGGCGTTGATAACTACCTCCGCGAGAACCAACAACGCGGCGCCGCAACTCCCGCAGCAATGGCCGCAGCAGGCGGCGCTGGTTTGCTGGGCGCTGCCGCAATGAATCAGCCGTCACTCGCTGAGCAAGGCATAGGCGCGCTCGATGCGGCCGCTAACGCAGCGTCCGGGCTTGTTGCTCCCATTCTCTCAGCACCCAGCGCGATCACTCGATATGCAGCCGACAGGCTGATACCTGGCGTCAACTTTTCTGCAGAAGAAATGGCCCAGGCTCGCAAAGATGTTGAGGATATTTTCGATTACCAGCCTCGAACTGCGCTGGGCCAACAGTACAGCAACCAGGCGTTGATGGGTTTGGGCAGCTTGCTCGCGCCTGTCGTTGAGGCGTCAGAGGGCAGCAAGATTTTAGGTTTGCTCGGCGATGCTTACGACTACATCGGCCCTAAACGGCGAGAGCTGGTTAACGCACTACTAGATGTGAGCCCAATATGAGCGAAATAGATTACATCGACGATGACGAGCAGTTCATCGATGAAGACCCAGGCATGGATGAAGAGCAGATTGAATCGATCGCGCGTCTAGCGATTGAGGACGCTGTCGATTTCATCGACAACACGGTCAGCCCTGGTCGCGCAGAAGCCGCCGAATATTACAACGGCGAACCATTCGGTAATGAGCAAGAAGGCCGCTCAACTGCGATGACGATGGATGTGCGCGATACTGTGCAAGCCATGCTCCCGAGCTTGATGCGCGTTTTCTGCGGCAGCGATCACGTTGTCGAGTACGCGCCTCAAGGGCCAGAAGACGTTGAGGTCGCAAAGCAAGCGACCGACTACGTGAACTACGTGCTTAACCAGGACCAAGACGAGGCGTTTGTCTCGATCATGTACCAGTGTTTCAAGGACGCGCTCGTCAAGGGCAGCGGATTCCTCAAGTACTACTGGGATGAGTCTGACGAGGTTAAGACCTACGAATTGAAAGGGCTCGATGACCAGGCGTTAGCTGCTTTAAACGCAGACCCAAACATCGAAGTCAGAATGCTATCTAGCAGCGCGAGCAACGACCAGGTCGATTCGCAAACTGGTCAGCCGCAAGTGCTACATGACGTTTCTGTCATTCACCGAACGGTGAGAGGCAAAGTCAAAGTAGCGGCGGTGCCACCCGAGGAGATTCTCGTCTCGCGCCACGCTCGCTCCTTTGCGGACGCGGATTTAATCGGACACCGCCGCTACGCCACTGTTAGCGAGCTCGTCGAAATGGGTTACGACTTCGACACCGTAAGCAACTTTCAAACAGAAGACGATGACTTCACGCTCTACAACGTCGAAGCGCGCGAGCGCATGCTGAGCGAGCAAGACAATCGCGATTATTCAGATGACCCTGCGCGTCGCCGCGTTTTATACGTCGAAGCATTTATGCAAATCGACGTTGACGGCGACGGCATTGCTGAACTGCGCAAGCTGTGCTGCATGGGGCCGAACTACGAAGTGATGCGCAACGAGCCCGCCGATGATATTCCTTTTGCGCATTTCTGCCCTGATCCAGAACCGCATGCTTTCTTTGGTATGTCGATCGCGGATCTCACGATGGACATCCAGCGAATCAAATCGGCAGTACTACGTGCAAGCCTTGATTCTCTTGCTATGTCTACTCATCCAAGAGTCGGCATTGTAGAAGGCCAGGCATCACTCGAAGACGTGATGAACGTCGAGGCCGGCGGCATCATCCGCATGCGCAACCCTGGCGCGGTTGTTCCTTTCACGCTGCCCTATGTCGGCCAGTCGGCATTCCCGATGATGGAGTATCTCGATCAACTGAAAGAGAACCGCACCGGGATCTCGAAAGCCGCCGATGGTCTAGCGCCAGAGCAATTGCAATCTAGCACGCTCATGGCCGTCCAGCAGACGATCTCAGCAGCGCAGCAACGCATTGAGATGATCAGTCGCCTGTTCGCAGAAAACGGCATGACGCGCCTATATAAAGGTCTGCTTAGGCTAATCATCCAGTATCAAGATCAGCCGCGCATGATCCGCTTGCGCAATCAGTTTGTGCCGATGTCGCCCGATGTTTGGAACGCAGAAATGGACGTGGTGAGCAACGTCCACCTCGGTCGCGGCTCCGATCAAGAGCGAATGGGCATGCTGCAGCAGGTTGCTCAGAAGCAAGAAATGATCATGCAGCAACTTGGCCCGCAGAACCCGATGGTCAGCCCGACCAACTACTACGCGACGCTCACACAAATGCTAGAGCTCGCCGGGTTCAAGGACATCAATCGATTCTTCATGGATCCAACCCAAGCCATGCAGGCGATGCAGGCCCAGGCGCAACAGCAAGAGCAGCAGCCTGATCCAAACCAGCAACTGATCCAACTGCAAATGCAGGCGCTCCAGGTCGATATCCAGAAGAAGCAAGCCGAGCTGGAACTAGAGCGCGAGAAGATGATGCGCGAAGACGATCGGCGTCGAGATAAGGATGAGGCCGACATGGTCTTGAAGGCGGCAGAGCTTGAAGCGCGCTACGGCGCCCAGGTGAACATCGCTGAGATCAAGGCGAACGCCGATCGAGATCGTGAGGTAGTGAGACAAATTGCGGGTGCGGTGAATGGCCAAGTCTGAGCATCAGTACCTGGAGAACATTCAGCGAATGTTCGATGACCCCGACTTCCAAACTTTGACGGACAGGGTGAAGTACGAATTTTTTGAAGCGTGGCAACGTGAGCGCAAGCCTGATGAGCGGGAACGCATTCACGCGAAATTACAAGCACTCGACCAACTGATCAATGCTATGAGGGCGGCGGCAGACTCGATTGCTTTTGAAAAGCAAAGGAG